TAGCCGCCTCCATCAAATCCGCCAGCGTAAGCCTGATAGCCGGTGCTCATACCTAACGCGCCGGTAGAACCGGCCCCAACAGCTGCCCCTCCCGCCGCCGCGCCTCCTGCTGCACCGCCTACGGAGCTTACAAACCCACTGATAAGATTCACAGCGGCCATCTGAAGACCGATTTTCACAATCATCGACAGGACTGAGGTCATCCAGTCCTTCCAGCTGGCTTTGTTGCCGATCAGCATGTCCGCAACATTATCCAGGGCGCTGCCCAGACCATTGCTTACTGCGCTTGCTGCTGATGCCGAGTAGTTAGATGACTCATCCAGCCAGTTGGCCAGGCCATCACTCATGCCGCTCATCCAGTCTGACTGCATCGCATCAACGCTTTTGTAGTAGTCTTCCTGAATGCTCAGTCGCTCGCCCATTGCGCTCTTAAGCGCGCTGGATTCTGAGTCGTAGAGAGATTTAGTGATATCGCCGGACTGGTATGAAAGCTGAAGCTGGCGCTGCTGATCCAGAAATGACCGTTCAATGCTAAGCCGTTCCTTCATTCTGTCGCGCTGCTTGTCACCAAGCCCGGCCCCCTGGACGTCAACGCTGAGGTCTTCGCGGGCGTTCTGATTACCGGCACTGAGGTTGGCGGTAAACTCAGCCACTTTCGCCATCTCAACGTTGGCCTTTTTAACTGCGTTCAGGCGGTCAACCTCAGCAGCCAGCCCTGCCAGCCGGGATTTCTGTACTTCGTTAATGCCTGCCAGTTTCCCGTCAGCAATATCGAACTGAAGCTTCTGGGCTTCGGTCACTTCAGCCGTCTTTTTACCCGTGGTATCAATCAGGGCAATCTGCCGTTGATAGCTCAGTTCCAAAGACTTAAACGCGCTCTCCAGCTTTTTTGCGTTAGCATCCGGCTTGGTTTTGCCGTTAGTGCCTCCCGCTGGCAGGCTGAAGTTCATCAGGCTATCGGCAGTATCACTGCCAACAGAGTCCGCAATCTTTATCGTCTTCTGCTTACTTAACTTATCGCGCTGCTGATAAAGCGTGTCCAGTTCAGCATTTACGGCTTTGATGCTGTCGTCTTTACCTACGATCCACCCGAACATTGACTGGCCGGAGCCATACATATCTTTGGATCGGCTGCTCTGGTTCTCCTCCAGCCAGTTAATGCGTTCCTGCACCTGGCTGGGGTTGTTCATGTCAATATTGCCGCCCAGCGCGGCCATACGACTGTTTGATTTTGTAGCCAGCTCACCTGCCGCAGCTGCAGCTTTAATAAGCCAGGAAGCTAACTCTGCTACTCCCCCCACCAAAGTTACAATGCCCTGCAAAACTGCAGGGTCGGTCAGCACTTTTCGTACTTCATCCAGTGAAGACTGAAGCGGGGAGAGGTCAGCCTTAGCTAGTCCGCCAGCAATCTCCATTTTCAGGCCTTTAACCTGCGCCTCCATGTCCAGGAAGATGTCGTTAACCTTCACCAGGTCATCGATAGATGCCGGATCGGGCGCGACACCGTAGTCCTTCGCGATACGGATAAAGTTTTGCAGCTTTTCGTTGTTGTTATCGAACAGCGGCAGTAGCTTTGAGAGGTCGTTACCCAGACTTTCGAGGATGGTAACTTTTCCCGCGTTGGTGCTGATTTTCCCCAGTGCCTCACCGATAGCCAACATCTGCTTATCGGGAGATACCTTCGACAGTTTGTCAGCAGACAGGCCAAGAGCATTCAGCGCGTCAACGGCCTCGCCTGACTTATTCAGTACCGCGTCACCGATTTTGTCGCTGAGGTCTTTGAAGATGTCAGCCATGTTATCGCCAGCCACGCCAGCACGCTCGGCGGCGAACTGCCAGGCCAGCAACTCCTGGGTTGACATCTTCAGTGACTTAGCCCACTGATCCGTGGATGCAATCTGCTGTGAGGTAGATTTGAGAAGATTGAAGCCAGCAACGCCTACGGCGGAAGCGGTAGCAGCAGCTGCTGCACCTATCCCCGCCAGGGCGACAGAGGTCTTCTGTGCATCCTCCTGAACCTGCTTACCCCATTTCGCTGACGCTCTTTCCGCCTTGTCCATGCCGGAGACAAAACCGCCAACTTTTGCAACAAGGTCGAGCGTCAGTGTGCCAAGAGATTTACTGGCCATTGTGTCTCCACGTTTTTATCAGTTCCACTGAGCCATGGCATCTTCAAGGCTTATGGCTTCATTCTGCATGTGTGGTGCGAAGTCAGTAATTTTGTAAGGTGGGTCATTCTGGCCCCGGTTGACGTTGGCCAGCGTGCTGGCCACCAGCGCCGCCCCCCACTCAGTACGCATCATCTGGTTCAGATTGCCGTAGGCGGCTCGGTACTTAACCCAGAGCTGGTACTCCCGGAAACTTAGGTTTTCTCTGGCTTCGGCGATGGTTCTTCCGCCGATCCCGTTGAGGACGAGCTCGCACCAGAATTCGTCTTCGGCGCTGAGTTGGTGGTCTTTCCCAGATCGTTCACCTCCTGAATGGCAACCAGGAGCGCGATAGTCAGTGCGCCATCAAGCGCGCCGCGATCGGGGTCAGCCTCGCCAGTAATATCCTGAGGCGTGAAGACCGGGTGGCCATCTTCATCACAGATGCTGGCTGCGATACGCCCGGCAATGCCGTCAACCTTGCCCACATGGGCCAGTACGTCAGATGTGGCGCTGTGGTAACCCAACGGTCGGATGAACACCGTGGCTGTAAATTCTTCATCACGCTGCTTCCAGGTGATTTGTTTTTCCACAGGACGACCTGTGAATGCGCCGGATTTTTTTAGTGAATCGAGTGTCAGTTTCATGTGCTTTCCTGCGATATAAGATTAGGCGTGACATGTCACGCCCGATTGTTGTTTAGCTGCCTGCGCCGGCCTTTGGAATCCACGCGCCAGCGCCAGAGCGCTGAATGGTGGCGGTCGTCTGCACAACCGTGTTGGCCTGGAAGTCAAACGGGAAGTCAGCAACGTAGCCTTTGAAGACATACCAGGTGCGCGTATCCGGCAGAATAAGGCCATCAACTGCGCCAGGTGCGCCAGCAGCGCCCACGGTTGGGTCGTCTTCACCATCTGACCAGCCAACAGCAAAGGTCAAATCATCCTGATCGGAAGACTCCGCCAGGTTGCTTAACATCAGGTGGCTTGCATTGGCTGGATCAGCATTGAGCGTTGCTGAAGCCTGTGCCGGAGTGCGAAGTCCCTTCTTGTAAGTGCGCGTGTTTCGCTCACTCAGGCATGTGTCCTCAATCTGATCTGCGGGGTTCCCGCCCGGTGAGAACGCGGTAATGCATTCGACCTCTCTGACCACGCCTGCGGCGAGAACATAGAGCTGAGTACCTTGTGTCACGACTGACATAGTTTTCTCCAGGTAATAAAAAACCCGCCGGAGCGGGTCTGTTGTTAAGGGTTTTTGTTATCGCAACACTATCCAGTCCACATCGAATGAATAGCGGTACCGTTTCGTTTCACTGTCCTGCTCCTGCTCCCCCCATCGGGTGATATAGGCGCGGGGTTCAATGGCATCACGCAGCGCGCGCGCCACGGCGATCACTTCACTGTCGGTGTTGGCATAGATATCAACCTGAAGGGTGTAGCTGTCCGCGTCAGGGCGCGTTCCAAGGTAAATCTCTTGTCCGCCTGTTATGTTCTGCCACACCGCGTAGGGATAAGTTGGTGTTTCGGGATTCTTTCCGAAGGGGTAGAGCCTAACCGTGGTGTCGCCCAGCAGCGCCCGGACATCAGCACTCGCTGCGCAGGTAGTGAAAATTGGTGCAATCATCCGCCCCCCGCTTTCTTTTTAGCTCTGGCGATCGCCCGGTCAAGCGCCCGGTCATACTCGCTGACAAATGTGGCCACCACTTCATTAATGCTGGAATCACCCGCCGGGCGCATAATCGGCTGGGCCCTCATGTTCTCTGTTCCGAACTCGATAAGCCTCCAGTGCGGCGTAGGTGAATTTTTAGTGAGAGAGGGATGGTTTTTAAGTTTCGCGCCGTACATCACACCGATCCGGAATCCGAGGTCACCAGTACGCTTAAATCGCCTGCCGTCCCAGCGCTGCGCGATGTTATCCGCGATGCTGCGCCCGGTGCCGGGGTCGTCAATTCTCGCAGCGTTCGCTTTAGCTCTGGCGACAATGACATTGCCCGCCTTACGCAGCGCGGCACGTCCACCCTTGTTACGCATGTCATCGCTCAGAGTGTCGAGCCGCCCCAGCAGAGTATCGATGCCAGTCAGCTTAAAGCTCACACCATCAGCCATCATTAACCCCCTCTGAACATGGCAGGGTCAGGTATTCCCTTCCGCTTACAGCATCAGGGAGTACCCCCTCAATGTTGTAAATCTGACCACGGAAGACGATTCGGTTGTCGTTCGTTAGTCCGGCGCGGTAGCGGATAGTTATGCGGGTAGTTATTTGACCCTGCGTTGCCTGAGCCGCGATAAACTCCCGGGCAGACAAGGGCACCACGTCAGCCCACACCATAGCCAAGTCGCGCCACTCAGGATTGACTGCGCCTGTTAACTGATCCTGTTCGTTAACTTTGTGCTGCAGCGTTATCCGGTGGCGTAGTTTTCCAGCCTGCATCGCTACCCCCTGGCCTTACCGCTCAGATATGTTGGTGCCGGAGAATCAGGCGAAGTGGCTTCAATTTCATCAGCAAAGGTCTGATACAGAACAGCAGCCAGAGACTCATTCGACTCTGCCAGGCGATTTAGCGCTGCCGTCTGGTCGTTCTGCGCCTGTGTCTGCTTCTGCATCGCTTCCAGCAGTGCGTTTACCTGTTGCTCGTTCATGTGCGATCCTCATCCAGTTTTTCAGCCACTCACGGCGGCGCTTACAGCCTTCACATGGCATTTGCTGAAAACCCTATACAATAGTTGGTCGGCGGAGATCATAAATAAGCATCGT